CCTAATTAGTTTTTCTACATCTTCTGTAAGTTTTTTTGTTCTATCTTTTAAAAATTCTATATTAACTGCATTGTTTCTCATGCTCTTAATTTCTGCTTCTACATCTTCTAATAAACCACTAACGTGTTCTACAATCATAAAAAGCTCTGCCTCTCCAGCTGATTGACCTAACTCACCTCTTGGATATTTAATTCTAAACTCTGTGTTTTGTTCTAAATCTTTTTGCATTAGTTCTATTTTTGTAGCGTGATTGTTGAGCATCTCATGCAAACCAAAATAAGCCCAGGTTCCAATGGCGACCATCGCGATCAAACTAGCAACCGTCTTCATAGGCATTTGTACAGATGCCTCTTCGCTAATTTTTAGTGGTTTATTTGCCATTCTTTTCCTTATAATTGTCCAGTGTTACCACATCTGGGTTATCTTTTAAATACTGTTGTTTTAGCTCTGTCCAATAGCTAATTTTAGGATCAAAATCTCTGTCGCCAGCAAATTGAGATGATGACATCACACCAACTTTCATACACATATTGATTAGCTCTGCAAACTCCGGTGGTGGAGGGCTTATTCTAGGTACTCTTTTACACTCTTTAATAACTTCTAGTTGTGTTTTAATCTTCATTTGTTTTTCTTGTTCAGCAATAAACTCATCTGTGCATGCTGTTCCTAAATACTTTCTCCACGTAAGTCTTACACTTCTATCATCTTCAGTGCTCTGATAATTATTACTAGGACCATAATGATTGTAGTCATATTGATCATCTCTTTGCTCAACAGAAACATCAAAGCTCCCCTGTGCGCAGGTGTTTGTGCCGTTGTTTAAATATTCGTTTCGTGCTTGTGCTGTTGTAGAGAATAGGAAGAATAAAACACTAACGGTTAAGATCCTTAATATCATATGCATGCTCCCTTACTTGGTCTGCTAGTTGTCTATATAAATTTTCTGCCATTTCCCATGTAGCTTCGGCAGCGGATAGTCTTGTTTGTATCCCTGTTACTTTTTCTTTAAGATCTTTAATATCTCTGTGAATTTCTGTAAGTGTTGATTTATTTGCTTCAATCGTATCTGTTAAATTTAAAACGTAACGAATTGATGTAAAAGTTCCCGCTAAGATAGCTGCTATAACAGGAACTATTACAATATTTTTTTTAAACCAGTCTAGTTTACTTTGTTTTTTCTTCATTATTTATCTAATCCATCAGTGTACCAGTCAATAAATCTGTTCCACTGTTTTTTAATCCATTTAATCATTTTTTTTCTCCTCAATTTTATAGAAGAACCTATCGGTATCTTCTGTTTTCCATTTACCCGTATCTTCTACATTCCATTCATTAGTCTGGACTTTCCAGTCTGGTACCTCATCCTTAACTGTAAAGGAAGGTAGACTCCAGATGATACGATTGTTTGGCTGAGCCGCATAATTGCCGTCTTCTAACGCCATTATGTGCGCGCACTTATGTTCGTGCGGAATTTCCGAATGTTCGGTATCTAGTATATTACTTTCAGGATGAGCAAAGTCAACCGTAAAAAGGTATTTACCTTTATGTAATTTCTTATCTTTTCCGAAATATTTGCCTGATTGTCCTGCTAGAAGATCGAAAGTAGTAACAGCAGGATAATAACTGAAACAATTCCAAAGCTCCAACTCGTCAAGTCTAGGTCTAGGAACTTTGTCGACTTCAAAGTCTCTTTGAATGAAGGCAGATATCGGGAGACGATAGAAGATAGCACCGTTCTCCATAATCGCATGGAATAGGATAGCCCGTCCTGTAAGAGACGCCATCCCAAAGATAATACAGTCTTCAACTTCGCCGTGATGTTGTTTAAGGTCATATAAATATTCTCTCCTTATCTGTGCGTATTGTACAGGAATATTTGCATTTAAGTAAGACATATTTTAACCTCATTTTATACTACCCCAGTTGGGACCTGATTCATAATCTACTTTGTTTGGAACTTCAAGTTTTACTGCATCTTCCATGATATTTTTTATTTTTTCTGCATGTTCAGAATTTTGCACAGATATATCAAGTTCGTCATGTACCTGTATGTGTGGAATGATACCCTCTTTATATAATTCTATCATTGCTCTCTTAGTCATGTCTGCCGCAGATCCCTGAATTAATTTATTAAGAGCTTTATACGTATATGCTCTCTTGATCCCTGGTCCGTGTTCCATGAGCGCTGCGTCGTGAGGCAATGCTTTATGGATCCCGAACTGATTCGGTTCCCATAGATGGAAGCGACAAAGGCGACCTAGAAGTGTTCTAATCTTACCGGAATCTTGGGCTCTTCTCATTACATTATCCATAAGCTGTTTAACAAAAGGCACCTTATTATGATATTGTTTGAATAGACCATCCGCTTTATCTTTAGATACACCAAGTTCTGCTTGTAATTTATTTTTTCCCATACCATAGAACAGACCAAGATTTATAGTCTTAGCCTGTGATCTAGGTATCTCTGCCATATCAGCAACGATCGTATGAAAATCCGCATCACCTTCGCGATACGCATCCAATACTTCGTCCACTCCATAGAGATTCTGTAAAGCTGCATAATGTACTACCAACCTAGGTTCTTGCTGTGAATAATCAAAACAACCCCATGTATGGTCTTTCTCAGGTATAAATAAAGCCCTGATCCGTGGTCCAAGGTCTTTGTTTCTAGCTGGTATTTGTTGTAAGTTTGGATTTGAATAACTGAATCTTCCAGTTACTGTTCCTCCATTATCTCCTCGTAGCTGATTAATTTCAGCATGAATTCTACCTTTATGTGAATACTTAATTATGGTATCAATGAATGTGGTATGAGCCTTATTTATTTCACGGGCTTGGGCAATTTTTTTCACCAGTGGGTGGGGGTGATTTTGAAGAAAGTTCTTAGTAAAGGAAGGCGCTTTTGTTTTTTCAGTTCTATCATAATCTAGTTTCAGCTCATCAAAAACTTGTGCGATTGATCTTGCTGCCCATATTTGAGTATCTATGCCTGTTTCTTTTTTTACTGATTGTATTAATTGTGATTCTTGTAAAGCTAGTTCTTTCTTCATTATGTGAGCACCTTCAACGTCAACCTTCACGCCAAGAAAACGCATGGCCACAAGACATGGAAAAAGTTCCGTCTCGAGATCAAAGATAGATTGTATATCTTGGTGTAAAATTTCTTTCTTAAGTTCTTGCCAAAGTTCTAAAGTTAATTCAGCATCTTTTTCGGCATATGCTCCAACATAAATGGCAGGTAGTTTATACATTTCTGCCTTGGGGTCAACCCCCCAATCCTTCGCTGCTTGATATAAAGCGCTTTCATTTTTGGACATACCCGTGTATCTTTTTGAACAGTTGTTTAAGTCATAACGCATTTGATTCTCATCAACTAGGGCCGATGCAATCATCGTGTCTACAATTTTACCGTTAATACTTAAACCTAAAGACTTAATCCAACATACGTCATACATGGCGTTGTGGAATATTTTTAATGAGGGTGTTTTAAGTACATCTTGAAACCATCCTAGGACTTTCTTACGATCCATATTACCACCGCCTTCATGAGCAATAGGATAATAACCAGACCAGCCAGGTACAGCTACTGCAATACCAGTGACATCTCCTTTACCTACGACGTTGCCTGATCCCATTTTCATAAGATCTGGGTCTTTTGTTTCTAAGTCAATTGCGATCTCATCATATTTAGATAGATCCGGAAATTCTTCTGGTGGTAACCATTCTGTTTGTGCTTTAAATAGTGGTATCTGCATTTTCTTCCTTCCATTTTTTATAACCATCGGTCCATGTTTCTTTTTTCTTTACGCTTGTTTGGGATTGTGGATAGTCTCTCTCTATCGCCATTTCACAATAGTGAATAGCTTTTAATAAATCTTCCTTCTTATTTTTTTGCTTGTGTCTACATAAATATTTAATAGCGTTCCCCTCCGCGAACGGTATGTTATTTTTATTTATGAATTCACTGGGCTGAATGACCATCGATTGATAGTGGGATCCACCTATTTGCTTTTTGTATGCTTTACTCATATTATATTAAATACCCTTTCTCGTATCGTTTTGGTTCAATTATGTGCAAGTTTTCTTTTGTTCTAGTTGCACCCACATAGAACAATCTGTTTTCATCGTCTGGATCTCTTTCATAACCTTTCATTGTATTTTGTGTTAAGTCTGTTAATAACACAACATTTTGTGATTCACCACCTTTAGCTCCATGAATTGTTGATAATTCTATTCGTGGTTTTTCATTTAACTTTTCTCCATTGGCTCTCATCTTTCTTAAGTAATCTACATTAGTTTGTCCTGCATCATTAAATGCTTCATACCAAACTGTTTTTACTTTTAATCCATAATCTTTAGTTAATTTATCAATGCCATAAAACGCATCTTTCACCATCCCTTTTATTCTATTCTTATCCCAATGCTTAGGCGTCATGTATTTTGAGATACTTTCTATTTGTTTGTAGGATACAAGTTGTCCTTTACGTGCATTCTCCCAAGCTGTAGCTGCTTCATGAAGATCTTTCTCTGTTCCTCTTCTGTATTTAGAAGAGTAGTAAAGTCCTCTTTGATATAAAGACTCCTCAATTTCCCTTAGTAAATATTTAGTTCTAGCTAGTATGAGCCATTCTCCAGAGGACATAT